TAGCATCAACAATCATTTTGTAGTCGTTGACGTCAATGGTAAAATCATCCGCAGAGATTTGATCTTCAAAAGTGAACCCATACTGAAAGCCCGAACAGCCGCCACCCTGTACAAAAGTACGCAAGTGCGTGCCCGCAGGTTCCTCTTTGAGTAAATTAGTAATATGACGTTGAGCAGTTTCTGATATAGTAATCATAACTATATTTATAAATATTCAGGACAGGAGGAAAGTATGGCCTACAGTGAAAAAGTAATCAATCATTTTGAAAATCCACGTAATATGGGATCATTTGATAAGGAGGATACGCACGTTGGGACCGGAATCGTCGGTGCCCCAGCGTGCGGTTAGATAGGCGATGTAATGAAGTTACAGATCAAAGTAAACGATCAAGGCATAATCGAAGATGCTCGCTTTAAAACCTATGGATGTGGATCTGCTATTGCTAGTTCTAGTTTGGTCACTGAGTGGGTAAAGGGCAAAACACTAGAACAAGCTGGGGAAATTAAGAATTCAGCTATAGCCGAAGAACTGGCTTTGCCGCCCGTAAAAATACATTGTTCTATATTAGCTGAGGACAGTATAAAGGCTGCCGTTGCTGATTATCGAAAAAAGCATAATCTCTAATAAAATTATCAGCGAAAAACAATAAATATCAGCATACCCCAATTTAGGAGAAAAAAATGCCATTTGTTACCGAACAAATATTAGCCGAATCCGATAGTGCAGTAACCGTAAAATTTACTTCACGAAATGGAAAAAATATTGTGCGAACTTACAGTAAAATCGCTGGAATGAGTACCGAAGACTTACTAAATGTTCTACATCAACGAATGGTACTAAAGTATCTCGAAGGTGCTCAAAAAGCCAATCGATTCCAACGAACTATACTTGAAGAAACCGACGATTCTATCACAATCAAATTTGATTCTAGAGCAGTTTAAGCATACCCGCACTCGCCCCAATTTTTGATAAATAACTCAAACTATTGGGGTTTTATGACTCAGCAAATTGTAAACATTGGTACAGCACCGGACTCCGGAGACGGTGATGATCTACGTACAGCATTTACAAAAGTAAACGAAAACTTCACTGAAGTTTATGCACTGGCCACAGACGGGGTCACTGGACCTACTGGGCCACGTGGCTTTGATGGTGCACGTGGTCCGCAGGGATTTGAAGGACCTACCGGTCCCACTGGAGCACAAGGCCCAGCCGGACAAGATCACACTGGAATAACTGGGCCCACTGGCCCTAAAGGATTTGATGGTGCACGTGGTCCACAGGGATTCGACGGTGTCACTGGTCCTACGGGACCTGCTGGTGCCAGTTTAACTACATTAGATCAGCTAGTTGATGTCAATGTTCCCAGTCCTGAAAACGGTGCAGTACTACAGTATAGCAGTGGTGCTAATGCTTGGATAGCATCAAAAGAGCTAGAAGTGAATATCAATTGCGGTCAATATTAAGTAAATATAAAGATAATGGGAGTTTTTAAGTATGCCAACACTATTAAGGATTAAGAGATCCGATACAGCCGGAAATCCAGCAACACTAGCAGCCGGTGAACTGGCCTACTCTGGATTAGCTGATAATGGATCCAATGGCGGAGATCGTCTTTACATTGGTATGGGGCTAGAAACCGACGGTGATGCAGCTAATCACGTTATTATAGGTGGAAAATATTTCACTGATATGTTAGATCATGCTCGCGGAACACTAACCGCCAGCAGTGCTTTAATCGTTGATGCTACTAAAAAACTCGACGATTTTTATGTCGACGACCTACAACTCAATGGTAACGAAGTTACAACAACTACCGCTGATACCGATTTAAAATTATCTGCCAATGGTACTGGAAAAATATTGGTAACTAAAAACGTAGAAATTGATGGTGATCTTAAAGTCGATGGCGGAGATATAACACTAACCGAAGCAGCCACACGAATAGCTATCAAAGACAACGAAACTGCTGCTTTGACCATAAAAGAAGGCGATAACAGTTATATTACAATAAAAACTACCGACACTGCCGAATCTATTTTCCTACATAAAATTACCACTGTTAGCAGCGAAGACGCCAATGCCAATTCGGTTTCTCAGGTATTGAGAGTTGAACACGCAACATCCGGCGAGCCTGTAAATGGTATTGGTACTGGAATACAATTAGTTACTGAAACTTCTGGTGCAAATCTCGAAGTTGGTGTTACATTAGAAGCGGTAGCTGCTTCCACTATTGCCACACAAGAAAACTTTGATTTCATTGTTCGTACAATGACTTTGGGCTCAGCGGCTGAACAAGCATTAAAAGTAAATAGCAGCACTGTTCAAATTGGTGCTAATGCCACTGCTACTACCTTAACTACCTTGGGTACCAGTACTTTAACTATTAACACCAACAGCGGAACTAACAGTGGATCAATTAAGATAAACAATGGTGCCAATGGTAACATCGAAGTCGAACCACACGGCACCGGTGATATATGGTTAAATGCCGATCAAATTCGTGTCGGTGACCAAAATAGCGATGCATCTATTACTACTTACGGTACCGGAAAAATTACACTTAGTACCAATGGCGGAACTAATTCCGGAACCATTGATATTCACTCAGGTGAAAATGGGCAAATCGAAATATCTCCTAACGGAACTGGTCCTGTTTATGTCAATGCTAATAATACACGATTTGGCACAAATAATCAAAATGCTACATTAACTACATATGGTACCGGTGATTTAATATTAAACACCAACAGTGGTACTAATTCAGGTTCCATTACAATTTTAGATGGTGTCAACAGCAAAATTGAACTAACACCCAACGGAACTGGAAAAGTTCGATTTAACAATGCCTATGATTTTCCTAACGCCGACGGAAGTTCTGGATATGTGTTAACCACAAATGGCAGCGGTGTTCTTTCCTGGGCAGCTAGCAGTTCTTCGTTGAGTATCAAGGATGACGTAACACCTACTGCCGGCACTGATGCAATCAATTTATTAACTGAAACACTGACTTTTGCTGCTGGAGAAGGGATTGATGTAGCTGTAACTGCTAACACAGTTACCATAACAGCAGAGTTAGCCACTGCTGGTGCCAATGTCGGTGCATCTAATATTGGTTCTGCGGCCTTTGACAGCGGAGATTTTTCAGTCACAGCTGGTTTTGTCAGTATCAAAACCGGTGGTGTTGATAACGGTCAACTAGCCAATAGCTCATTGACAGTTGGTACTACTTCTATCAGTCTAGGCGGAACTAGCACTACCTTAGCTGGACTTACACAAGTCGATATTGACAATATTCGAATTGATGGTAACTCTATCAGCAGCACCGACACCAATGGTAACATCACACTAGATCCAAATGGCACAGGTTCCATTGATGTCAGCAGTGCTAGAATTATAAATCTAGCCGAACCACAAAACGACAGTGATGCTGCAACCAAATACTATGTTGACGCTGCACGAAGTGGATTAGATGTCAAACAAAGTGTACGAGTAGCTACCACCGCAGCACTAACCGCACTATATGATAACGGAACAGTGAGTTTAGGTGGTACATTAACCAACAATGGAACACAGGCAGCACTAGAAATTGACGGTGTTGCACTGTCAGCGGGCAATCGAGTATTAGTCAAAGATCAGGCCGGTGCTGATGCATTTCAAAACGGAATTTACACTGTCATTGACGTTGGCTCAGTGTCTACTAATTGGGTATTAAGACGAGCTCTTGATGCAGACAACCTAAATCCATCAGGCGAAGTAACCAGTGGTATGTTCTGCTTTGTTGAAGCTGGCACAGTAAACAGTGATTCAGGCTTTGTATTAACCACAAATGATCCAATATCATTGGGCAGCACCTTACTGAGCTTTACAGTATTTTCAACATCAGGCACTATTGTTGCTGGTGCTGGATTAAGCAAAGATGGATATACTCTAAAAGTAAACGTAGCTGCTGATGGTGGTATTGAAATTAATAGTGACAATTTACAATTAAAGAGTACATTGGCTGGCAACGGCTTGACCTACGCCAATGGTGTACTGGCAGTTGGCGGAACCACAGATCGCATCACCATAAATGCCGACTCTATTGACATTAGCTCTAGCTATATTGGACAAAATACCATTACCACATTAGGTACAATTGGCACTGGTGTTTGGCAAGGAACTGCTGTTGGTGCTACTTATGGCGGTACAGGACAGACTGGTTATGCTGTGGGCGATATACTATATGCCGGCACTACCACTGCACTGAGCAAAAGAACCATTGGTACTGCAGGACAAGTATTACAGGTCACGCTAGTAGGCAGTGATCTAATACCAACCTGGAATCATCTAGACGGTGGCTCTTATTGATTCATTCCAAATACTATGCTGCCATGGTGGTCGCATAGTATATTGGTGTCTGCCCAAATACGAAATCCTTTGTTAGTGGCTTTGCGACAAAAATCCACATCTTCACTGACAGTATCATTGTGATCTAATGCACTATGATACTGAAATTGTGGATATCCAATGCTTTTTAGAACTTCTGACTTGATCAGTACACAGCCAAAACCACAGGCCTGTATTTCTACTAATCCTTGACCTTTAATTTCATTCCAATTTATGTTGGTCACACCACCGCGATCATTGTTGCGATAAAGTTCAACAACGGTTTGTCCGGGTATACGTTGTCGGTATACTGCTGATACCACATCTCGATCGTGGTCAATCAATCTTTGTAGCGTATCACTGGCAAAGCTGATATCACTGTCTACAGCCCATAGATAATCATACCCATTCACAGCCCAACTGGCAATTAAATTTCTTACTTGATCTACATTATAACCATAAAAATATTGGAAATTAACTTCATAGTCTTTGGATATTTTTTGATCGTAGATAGCTTTAAAGGTAGCTGGTTCGATATAACGAGCAGTGGGCACAGCAATTAAAATTCTTTTTTGAATTTTATTTCGATGTTCATTGAGTACAATCATCTGACTGTTACGATATTGTTCTTCTTGATTTTGTCTAAAATCGTTGTTCTGTAGATTGTCATTGTAATGATAAACAACGTCATGCACCGGACGAATTCGTGCTGGATCGGCCTGTTCTATTAGATTATAGAATACAGCTACATCTCCGCCGGCACGGAACCATTGATTTTTATTGTCCTGAAAATCCGAATCAGGCACATTATTAATTAGATATTTTCTAAAAGTTCTCAGATGTGTGTATGGGATATACCAATTAAATCTTTCCTCTCTATAAGAACGATTATGTTTTATGTAATCACTGTAAGTTTGAGCAACCAGTGGTATATTGTCGGCTTCGCTCCAGATACTGCCATAGGTAAATTCAGTGCCCATTGAATACAAATAATTATAAAAATCAAATATATCAGCTCTATTGGCTAGATAATCGTCACCATCAAGTAAAACAACAATATCATTGTTATTGAGACCGCGTATAATATCAACCTGATTATGCACTGCTCCTAGGCTTTTTTCTCGTCTTATAAAAGTAATTTTGTTCTGAATTTCTTCGGGCAGATTTTGAATAACCAGCTG